GACTGCATGGGCATCGAGGAGCTGTGCTGTGAGATCGACGCCCTGCTGTCACAGGCCACCAAGGGCGTGCTGGCGAACTGCGACCCGACCCTCCGCATCATCACGGACTACGACCTCAGCCAGATCGCCAAGGGCAGCGACAACGCCCTGAAGCTGCCTGCTGGGTCGTCCGCCGACTACATGGAGATGTCCGGCTCCGGCCCGAAGGCGGCGCTCGAGCTGGCGGACAAGCTCCGCACCCTCGCTCTTGAGGTCGCCCAGTGCGTCCTCGACCACCCCGACGCTGGCAGCCGGACGGCGACCGAGGTGGAGCGCGTCTACTCCTCGATGCTGGCGAAGGCCGACATCCTCCGCGAGCAGTACGGGCAGAAGTGCATCCTGCCGCTCATGGAGATGATGGTCGAGGCCGTGAAGATCCTCCAGAAGCCGCGGCGCACCGAGCAGGGCATCGTCCGCCAGACGGTCGACCTCCCGCCCCGCATCACGGCGCAGGAGGACGGCACGGTGGAGCGTGCAGCCCGCGAGCTCGGGCCGGGCGGCACCCTCACCCTTGTCTGGCCGGGCTACTTCGCTCCGACGCTCACGGACGCCGAGGTGGCGACCCGCGCAGCCGCGGCAGCCAACGCCGCCGGGCTGCTCGACAAGGAGCACGCCACCACGTTCGTTGCGCCGCACTTCGGCGTCGAGAACGTCAAGGACGTGCTCGCCAAGGTGAAGAAGGAACAGGACGAGCTGATCGAGCAGCAGAACGCGATGATGGGCGGCATGGTCGCCGAGCCTGCTGCCGAGGAAGCCTACCCAGAGGAGCCGACCGCCGACGAGGCAGGGTACGGTGAGGAGGAGACTGAGGCATGAGCAAGGAACAGAAGGGGCAGGTCGCCGCGCTGACGGCCAAGCTGGAGTCGGCCTACACGAGCATCAAGCGGCTGGAGGCTGATCTCTCCAAGGCGCAGAAGCGGCTGCACACCAAGTCGCAGGAGGTCGCGGCAGCCCGACGGGCCCGGCAGGAGGCGCTCACCCTCCTCGGCATGGCACTCGCCGAAGACAGCTCTCTCCGCGAGAAGGTCACGACGCTGCTCGCGGAGGACGCCGAGCGTGAGGCGAACATCGGTCGAGAGGCGGCGTTCGTCGCTGCACAGATGACCATGCTGGATGACCAGCCCGAGGCGTAGATGATCATCGCCGTGGACTTCGATGGGACCGTCGTCAGCGAAGACCGTCCCTTCGAGGACACGGTGACGCCGCTCCGCTTCCTTCCCGGCGCCCGCGAAGGGCTGCACGCTCTCCGCCGCGCTGGGCACACCCTCGTCCTCTGGTCGGCCCGTACCAACCGCGCCACCCTGTTCACCCCCGAGTGGGACCCCCTCGTCCGGGCAGGCATCCGCAAGGTGCACCTCGCCCGCTGGGAGGCAGAGCGTCCGCTCCATTGGGCGCGTCTGCGGCAGATGGAGCGGTTCATCGCCCTGCACCTTCCCGGCGTGTTCGCGGTGGTGGACGACGGCCTCCAAGGGAAGCCGTGCGCCGACTTGTTCATCGACAACAAGGCGCTGCGCTACGGGTTCGGAGCCGAGGCTGTAGGCTGGAATGGGATCGCCATGCTATTTGGAGAGCCGCGACGGCTCACACAGGAGACAGCCAATGTCCGCAGAAGCCACCAGCTCTCTGATCCTCACGCCCGAGGCGCACGCCCGCGAGGAGGCGCGCCCCAAGCCTGAGATCCTGCACCGCAAGAAGTTCATGGACGGCAAGATGACCCCGAAGGAGGTGCACCGCGCCTTCGGACTCGGCCGCCCCTGCTCGAACTGCGGTGGCCCGCCTGCCATCCGCATCCGGGTGTTCATGCCTCTGGACGAGGCGACCCAGCGCGCCCCGAACTTCGTGGCGGCGGTCGCTGCGATCTCTCCGCTCGGCGGCGGCAAGCTGCCCACGGTGAAGTTCAAGGAGCACGCCGGGGACACGGTGGGCAAGGACTACATCAAGGCGTCCGACACCTGCTGGTGCGACAACTGCAAGGTCGAGGCGCGCATCACCGCCGCCAAGAACAGCCCCAGCTGGGCGGTGGTTCAAATCGACGAAGGCCACAAGGACATCGTGCAGGTCGGCTTCGGCTCCTGACACGAACGAGGTGACACATGGCGAAGACGCACACCCCTAAGAAAGCCGCAGCGATTGCTGCTGTCAAAGAGGCGCAGGCACACTTTGACAAGCATGCCTTCACGGCACCGGAGAAGATTCCTGCCGAGCACCACAAGAAGGCAGCAGAGCTGTTCAGCAAAGCTGCCAGCGCCTACGACGCTGTGGCCGACGAGCACCATAGGGACGAAGGTCGCGCGCTGACCCCACGCGGGCAGATAGTGCAGCGCCAAGATGCGATCCAGCTGGCCAAGAACCTGCGTCAGCGAGCAGCGGATCACGAGTCCAAGGCCGGTGGTGCTGGTGGTGGTAAGGCGTCCAAGCTCAAAGCGTTCGCTGGCGAAAAGCTGAAAGAGCACGCCAGCGCAGGCCCGCTCATGAAGGGCAAGAAGGGCGGCTCCTACCGGCTGTCCGCTGGTGGTCGGAAGATCTACACGAAGAAGTAGGAGTCGCCGATGGCAGTCACCGCCCGAGAAGCTGTTGCCGCTGGGATGGAGTACGACCAGCGCAAGGACGCCGAGGCTGTCGCTTCACGCCCTGCGGCGGCACCTGCCTCGCCCCGCGCTGCTCAGCTCAGCGCGTTCGCGGAGCAAGGCGTCGTGGCGGTGGCTCCAGCGGCAGCGCCAAGAGTGCGTGGTGTCAACTCACGGCCCCTCACCATCGAAGAGTACGCCGCAAAACAGGCTGCTCGAGAGGCGCGTGCCAAGGAGCTGAGCGGGCGCTCCAAAGAGGAAGTGGAGCAGAAGTTTCGACAGCTCAATCGTGTAGCGGGACCGGCATCGAAGTCCGAGATGGTGAGTAGCATCTTGGACAACGAAGGCCTCGGATCTCATTTTCGGCACGCGAACTCCGACGCGATGGAGGAGCAGCACAAGAAGATGAAGCCTGCCGAGCGCGCCGCAGCAGCGGCCGCACATCGCGATCAGCCACAGCAATTCGGCGCAGCGGCGGCTCCGTCGGTGCTGCCGAAGCCTGTCTCGAACCCAGAGGAAGTGGCAGCAGACAAGAGCCAGAAGGCTGGCGATCTGTCCGTGAAAGCCAAGGCCTCTGGATCGGCGGAGGATCACAAGGCGGCAGCGGTCGCCCACGCCGTCGCGTCAGGTGCCCACTCGCTGACAGGCACCGGAGCCGCTGCTGCGGCGTACCACCAAAAGCTGGCAGGCCAGCACGCAGAGGAATCTGCGAGGGTTGCGGTGCCAGCGGCCGCAGCAGTCGAGCCGGAAGGTCGCAAGGCCAAGAAGCTCAAGGCGTTCGCAGCGGAGACCCAGAAGAAGGAAGAGAAGGCCGCCGCTCCGATGGGTGGGCTGCTGGTCACGAAGCACGGAACGCCCTACAGGATCGGACCGTCTGGTCGGCGCATCTACGTGAAGAAGGGATAGGCGATGGGTGCTGCGGCCAAGACCTTCATGGGCAAGGGCTACGGCGGCGACGACCGTCCGAAGTCCGCCGACCTCAACCCGTCGGAGCAGGCGGCGCTCGACCGCGTGCAGCATGAGGCCGATGCCGCAGGGGCCACGCTGCTCACGGGCGGCAAGGGCGGGCTGCCTCCGTCGCTCGTCCTCGGCGTGATGCGCCGTGACAACTACCGCTGCAAGCGGTGCGGCGGCTCCGATGGACTGTCCATGCACCACAAGGGCGGCATCCTTGCGTCGGCGTGGCTCCGCAAGAAGGGCCACAGCATGGACATGAACAACCTCGCCACCATCTGCGGCAAGTGCCACGACGCGCTGCACGGGCAGGCCCGCAAGGAAGGAATCGACTCCTCCCAGCAGAAGTCGGAGTAGCCGATGCCGACCAGCCCGCGCGTCAAGAAGCAGATCGCTCGACTCGCGGCTGCCCGAGCCAAGCAGCGTGCAGCCGTCAAGGCACAGCGTGAGAAGCAGCGTGCGAAGGCGTTGGCGCAGAGGGAGCAGGCAGCCACCCGCCGCGAGAAGGAGCGAAACACCGCCGCACTCAAGCGAGAGAAGGCGAAGGAGCGGAAGGTGCTCCAGAAGAAGCGCGCCGATGTGCGCGCTGCCTTCGCCGAGGACAAGCGGAAGCAGCAGATGACTCCCGAGGCACAGGCGGCGCGGAAGGCTGCCAACCTGATGCAGCGGGTGAACACGAAGGCCGAGGAGCTGCGGGAGGCCGTCGCCAAGCAGCGAGCAGCCATCGAAGCGGGGATGAAGAAGCACCCGCCGCATGCACCGACGCCGCCCAAGCCTCCACACGCACCAACGCCGGAGGAGCATCAGAAGAAGGCGGGCAAGCTGAAGGCGTTCCTCGGAGCGGCCAAGGGCGCGCTTCAGCGTGGTAAGTTCGGCGGCTTGTTCCGCATCGGTGCTGGTGGCAAGAAGGAATACGTCCACCACCACTAGGAGTTCGGATGCCAGTCGAAGCGAAGAAGCTCAAGGCGTTCCGCGGCCTTCAGAAGGGCAAGAAGGGCGGCACGTTCGTCATCACCGAGGGTGGGAAGAAGCGGTACACCAAGAAGGTCGGCCAGCCCCAGCAGGCGGCGGCAGTCGAGCCGGGCAAGCCGGGCAAGGCCCGACCTGCGGCGGTGAAGCTGGTCGCGGCGAAGAAGGCTGCGGCCAAGGCCGGTGCGGAACCCGCTACGTCGAAGACCGGGACGAAGTTCGAGAAGCTCGAGGTCAAGCCCATCCCGAAGGTGATGACGCCGGAGGGCCGTGAGCGTGCAGGCGGCGCAGGTGCCCAGCTCCCCAAGCCGGTGCTCGAGCGGCTACAGGCGCTCGGCGTCGGCAAGCTGCCTGCCGCGCACCTCTCGAACATCATGGTGTCTCCGCATCTGAACGACGACGCGATGGCGCACAAGGGCGCGCTGCTCAAGTGGACGGACGACAAGGGGCGGCAGCAGTCGGCGTACACCAAGCAGTTCGACGCCGCGAACGCCGAGAAGAAGTGGGAGCGCATCACGAAGAACCGCCCGAAGATCGAGGCGGCCATCGACGACCTCAAGGCCAAGGCGCAGACCAGCCCGGCGCACGCGGTCACGCTGCTCATGGAGCAGACGTCGCTCCGCCCCGGCAGCGACCACTCGGTGAAGTCCGAGGGCCACTACGGCGCGACGACGCTCGAGGCGCGGCACATCAAGTTCGACGGCGACACCGCCCAGCTCGAGTTCATCGGCAAGCAGGGGAAGACGAACAAGGCGACCGTCACCGACCCTGCCCTCGTCGCAGCCCTCAAGGCGCACACGGAAGGCAAGGGGCCGAACGACCGCGTCTTCCGTGCCTCGTCCGAGCAGATCCGTGCCGCGGCTCCGAAGGGTGTGAAGCTCAAGGACTTCCGCACCGTCGGAGCGACTCGGCACGCCGAGCGCGAGCTTGAGGAGATCGGTGCGCCTCCCCTCACCGGCAACGCCCGGCGCGACGCGAAGATCGTCGGCTCGATTCTGAAACAGGTGTCGGATCGGGTATCCTCCCGACTGAACAACACCCCGGCGATGGCCCGGCGCAGCTACATCGCCCCGCAGGTCGTCAACGCTTGGGCCAAGAAGCACGGGATTGAGGAGCTGGTGTCATGGCCGTGATGAAGCAGCAGAACACCGCGCCCGTGGAGACGGACGACTTCTTCGAGGAGGACGAGGACGACGACGAGCAGTTCGCGCTGCCCGACTCCCTTCTCAAGTCGGCCGACATCCAGAGCGACGAGGACTGGGACGACCTGCCCGTGATCGACATCGACGCCCTGAAGGCGCGCAACAAGAAGTAGGAGCAGGCATGCCTCTCGACGCGGCGAAGATGAAGTCCTACCTCTCGACGACTGAGCCGCGACCGGGGCGCAAGCTGCCGGTCGCGCAGCCTGCCGCCCCGAAGGGCAAGGCGAGCATCGACGTCGCCGCGTTCAAGGCGGCGCTGCTGTGTGGCGACGATGTGGACGACGCGGCGGTGCAGCGCCTCGCCTCGAAGGAGGTCGGGTACGTTGAGCTTGCCGGGATGGCCGGCGGCTTCTCCTGCGGCACCTGCCGGAGCTACGCCAGCGGCGAGTGCCAGAACGAGAAGGTGCAGGCGTGCGTCAGCGACGAGCACGGCTGCTGCAACCTCTGGTGGGCCACCGAAGCGGACGCAGGTGAGATCACCTTCCCGCCCATCTCAGGGTAGCCCATGCCGCCGCGGCGACCCCGCATCAGCCCCGTCTTCGAGCAGACGATGCGGGCGCACGTCAGCACGCTCAACCGGCTGATGGACCAGCGGTCGGTGAAAGGCCTGCGGCGGCTGTACGACTCCTCCCTTGCCGAGCTGGAGCGGAAGCTCGCCGCCAGCGTGCGGGCTGGCAAGGGCGACACCATGAGCGTCCTCCAGATGCGGCAGCTCATCGCGCAGGTGCGTGAAGGGCAGGCACGCATCAGCGGCACGCTCGCTCACGGGATGCAGCCCATCCTGCGGGACACGCAGGCGGACGCCATCCGTGGCGCTGCGCGTACCATCACGAAGCTCGAGAAGCAGTTCACCGGAGCGGAGATCGTCCTCCCGCTCGAGGAGGCTGCGACGTTCAGCGGCCTCATCCAGAAGCGCACCTCCTCGCTCATCCGAATGAACGCGGCCTCGTGGGCGCGCTACGGAACGGTCGTGACGAAGAAGGTGGAGCAGGAACTCGCGATGTCGCTGATGACCGGCGAGACGCCGACCGCAGCCATCGACCGGGTGATGGAGGTGAGCAACACCCAATGGTGGCAGGCCGAGCGCATCGTTCGCACGGAGACGGCGTACGCCTTCAACGCCTCGCACGCCGACGCCATCGCGGTCGCAGGCGACGAGCTGGGCGACATGTACCAGCGGTGGACCGAGTTCGTGGACGACACGACAGGACGCCCGCTCGACAGCCGTGTGGCGAACGACTCGCTCGTCCTGCACGGGCAAGTCGCGAAGGTGGGGCAGCAGTTCATCATGCCGCCGGACCCGCGAGTGGACGCGAAGTTCTGGGGCAAGGCGTTCGTGCAGCCTCCCAACCGACCGAACGACCGCGCCATCCTCCTACCGTGGAGACCGGGCTGGAACGTCCCGGCGTGGGAGATGGCAGGCGGCGCGAAACGCATGATGCGAGCGGTGTGACGCAAAACCGGCTACGCCCCTCGGCGCGTAGCCAACGTCTCTGTACCTGTGAAGGGTCGCCCAAAGGGCGTACAGGACGCGGCAGACCCCTTGGCAAAAAGGGGCTGGCTTGACGGATAGGCAAGGACCGGACGATTCTCGGCCCGGCGACAACCAGTTCAGGGGGCGGTAGCCTCCTTGATGATCACGGAGGTTCCAATGGCAGTCGGAGCGGCAGGACTCGCAGCGTTCAAGGACGCCGAGATGGGTGAGGACGAGGAGTTCGAAGGCGCGGACGAGGGCGAAGGCTCCGACGAAGGCGAGGCGGAGGACGAGCTCGAGATCGTCGACGAGGAGGGCTTCGCGGACTTCGTGGACGCCGTGTACGAGGCGGCGTCGGACATCGAGGCCGCAGCGCAGGACGTCGGCGAAGACCTCACCCACGACGACCAGCCGAGCGAGGGTGCCGTCGCCAAGATGAAGGAGCAGATCGCTGCGATGCCTGCTCCGATTCAGGACGGCATCGAGGACTTCCTCAAGGGCATGGAGTGGGAGCAGGTCCACGGACTCGCCGAAGACATGGAGGAGGCCGGGCTGATCGATGACGTCGATCAGGTGTGCGGCTGGCTCTACTGGGCGGCGAAGAACGTCGAAGGCTCCGCCGAGCACGAGGCCGGTGAGTCCGAAGAGGAAGAGGCCGAGGAGCACGACGACGACGAGGACCTCGAGTCCTACGAAGACGACGACATGCTCGACGGGCAGGTCTAGTCGGCCGCTCACTTGACAGATAGGCGTACCACTCCGTACGGTGGAGGACGAGATGGCGAAAACCCCGCAGATGACCTACCCGATCGACGTTCCGCGAGTGAACGCAGAGGGTGACTTCGCGCCCGAAAAGGACATGCTCCAGAACGCGAAGTGGCTGGCGAAGTCGCCGGAGTCGCCGCAGCGGGCGTCCAAAGGTGACCTCGGCCTGTCCTTCATCAAGGACTTCGAGAGCCGTCCGCTCACCACCCCCGGTCTCCCCTTCATCATCACGAGGTAGGTCATGCCGATCTCCAGCCCCGGTACTCTCCGCTCGCCTCGCAAGCAGGCGCTCTCCATGGGGACCGTCCCCAGCCTGTTCACGGGCGAGGCGTTGTACGATTCGCAGGCGGGTGTCCCGGCTGCGATGGCGCAAGGTCACTATCAGGACCTCCCGCCGCAGATCTCCACCAGCACGACGCCCGTCGACAGCAACACGCCGTTCGCCCTTTCCAGCGGTCGCTGAGCGACCGCAACAGGAGTCCCAGATGAACAAGTCCACCGAACTCGCCGGTCGCATCTCCCCCGCGATGCCCGAGGTCACGAACGTCTACGACGCGATGGCCGGGCGGTACGACGACAAGGTCGCCGCCATGAACGACACCGCCATGAAGCTCGGCACCGCCGCGCTGCCGATGGCCGCCGACCCCGCGCCCTTCGCCATCGGCGGGGCCGGCTCGGGGCAGCGGTAGTCGATGTCCGACCTGTTCTCGCTCGCAGGCAGCTACACGGCGACTCCGGGTTCGGGGTCGCCGTCTGCTGACCCAATGGTGAACGCGCCCATCCAAGAGCAGCAGGTGCTCGGGGTGCAGCTCACCAGCCTTTGCTACCTCACGAACGACCTCGAGAAAGAGCTGCCCCTCGGCTGCATCGACGGGGCGACGGTCGTGATCGTCAAGGCGGTGGGCGGGAAGATCAAGCTGCGACTGACCTCCATCGACGGTGCGGCTCAGGTCGTGCCGGTCGATACGTTCGCTGCTATCCTGTCCGCGTCCACCCCGTTCACCGCCATCACCGTGCAGCGTTCGCCCGGTGTGGCGACCACCGTCAAGTTCTTCCTCGGGCAGCTCGCTACGTAGGAAGCAAGGAGTTCCGCATGGCCTCGCAGTACACGCTCGCCGACATTCTCTCGCTGTCCAACCTCAACCTTCTGGCCGACGCGCTCAAGAAGGTGAACCTCGGCGTCATGCTCCAGAAGCAGGTCGAGACGCTCGCCCCCGGCGCGGTGTCCTGCGTCCTCGCCAAGCGCGCCTTCGGCGGAGCGGCCATCACCGCCCTCGTCACCAGCGGCGCGAACGCGGGTGTCTACGTCGTCGGCGAGGCCATCGGCAACGCCAACCTCGTGGACGCCGTGCTGGGAACGTCGGCTGGCATCGCGTCGCTCGGCGCGGACGGCAAGACCCTGACCTTCAAGTCGTCGGTCGCGAACGTGGTCGTGACCTACATGGCGGCCTCCGAGATCCCCCTCTCGGACGTCTTCAACGACTTCATCTAGTTTCACCCTCGTCTGCCGCACGTTGCAGTACTCACGGCGGAGTGGGGCGGCAGCCCACCGAGCCACCAACAGGCGCTCGTCCCTTCGATACGTCACCACGCGACGACGGCGGTGAATCAGTCGGACGACGAGAGAAGAGAGCGACCAGATGGCGACCGAGTTCGAAACGCAAGACACCACGACCACCACGGAGCAGGCTGCACCCGCACCTGTGGCAGTACCGGCGGCGACCGCGAGTCCTTCCCGCGGCAAGGTCATGGAGATCCCCTCTGCGAAGCTGGGCCAGATCAAGCTCGAGCAGAGGGAGCGAGGCAAGCGCGAGGCGATGGGCGATCTCGAGGCCAAGTTCAAGGCCGCGGGTTTCACCTCCATCGACGAGGCGCTGGCTTCGATGGCTGCACTCCGCTCCGGCGGAGGGTCGCAGCAGAAGTCGCAGCAGACCGAGACGCCCCCGCAGGCTCCCTCGGCCGACGCGCAGCAGGCTGCTTCGCGGAACGCCAAGAAGGAGTACGAGCGGCTCCAGCGCGAGCGTCAGGAGTACCAGAAGCGGTACGCGCAGGAGCAGGCTCAGCGTCGTCGCCTACAGCGGCAGCTCGAGGCGAAGGAGGCCGAGATGGCTCTCCGCGAGTCGGCTGTCGTGAAGGGTGTGAAGGACATCGACTACGCCCTGCGACTCCTCCAGCGTGATCTGGAAGGCAAGTCGGAGGCGGAGCTTGAGGCCTACGACGAGGGTGTGTTCTTCGACAAGCTGCGCGGGTCGCACCCGTACCTCTTCGGGGAGACCGTCGTGCCTGCCAGCACCGGGACCGGCACGAACGGCGCGCCTCCTGCGCCCAAGGCCAGCACCATCCAGCAGGCGCAGGGACAGGCGGGCAACCTCGACGCCCGCACCCTGAGCAAGCAGGAGTTCGATAAGCTGCTGCGCGCCCGAGGTCTCAACCTCGCCGCCAGCTAACCACCGACCGCATAACCGTGGCGGGTGATGCACCCGCCGCACGGAGAAGAAGATGGCCGATTTCAGCACGATTCTGCAGACGGGGGAGATCCGCGACCTCGTTCAGAAGAACATCCTCGAGCGTGCGTTCCACGACGCGCTCTTTCCCCGCCTCCTGTTCCGTGGCGAGGCGACGCCGCAGGTGTGGCCCGCCAACGTCGGCGACACGATGGTCTTCACCGGCACGGGCCTCATCAAGCCGAAGATGAAGCCGCTCGTCCCCGGTACGGACCCGACGCCGTCGCAGTACTCGGCCGAGCAGTGGACGTCGACGATCCAGCAGTACGCGGACACCATCGACACCCACATGCCGACGAGCATCTCGGCCATCGCCAACCTGTTCCTCCGCAACGCCCACCAGCTGGGCGCGTCGGCGGGCCAGTCGCTCAACCGCATCGTCCGCGACCGCATGTTCAACGCGGCCGAGTCGGGCTGGACGGTGGCGGACGGCGCCCAGAGCGCCGTGACGACCCTCCGCGTGAAGCGCCTCAACGGCTTCACCACGGCGCGTCGCCCCGACCTGCCCTCGGGCAGCGCGGTGCGGTTCGACCCGGTCTCGAGCAACAACCCCCTCCGCATCACCGTCGTGACCACCACGGGCGACGTGTTGCGTGACGTCATCGGCTACTCGCCGGACGTCGCGGGCGACCAGATCGGACCGGGCACGCTCGTCCTCTCGGGCGGCGCTGTCACGGTGGCCGACCGCGCTGCGGTCTACTCCTACGACCGCACCTACATCGTGCGCGTCGGTGGCGGTAACTCGGTCGACGCCATCGGCTCGGGCGACATCCTCAAGCTGGCGGACATCCGCTCGGCGGTCGCTCGCTTCTGGCAGGAGAACGTGCCGGAGCACGCGGACGGGCGCTTCCACGCGCACCTCGATCCGACCGCGCAGGCGCAGGTCTTCGGCGATCAGGAGTTCCAGCGCCTGATGACGAGCTTGCCGGACTACTTCATGTACCGGCAGTTCGCGCTCGGCGAGCTGCTCAACACCGTCTTCTACCGGAACAGCGAGAACCCGGTCCCCGAGACGGTCGAGGGCGGCAAGCTCGGCGTGTTCGAGCAGGAAGATCCCTTCGCGCCGGAGCTCTACAACAACGGCATCCCGTCGGGCGTGAAGATCCACCGTACGCTGTTCACGGCGCAGGGCGGCATCTACGAGTACCATCAGGACCTGTCCGGCCTCATCACCGAGGCTGGCGTCACCGGCAAGATTGGCGAGCCGCGCATCACGAACAACTCCATCGAGGTGTTCACTGAGCGCATCCAGCTGATCCTCCGCAGCCCGCTGAACCGCCTGCAGGACCTCGTGTCCACGAGCTGGAAGTTCATCGGCGACTGGCCGGTCCGCACGGACGCCGCCACGGGCGACGACGCGCGGTACAAGCGGTTCTGCTCGGTCCTCTCGGGCGAGTAGCCTTTCCGGAGCGGGGCGCGCGGCTG